CTGCTCTTTTTTGTGCTGTCGGTATTATGAAACGCATCCAATGTAAGCCGTCCGCTCTTTGGTCTCTGCCAAGCAAAGTAGTTTGCATAGTACATAGCATCCAGAATGTCGTCATTCCTAGCTTTTGGATGCTCAAACAACTCATCAACTATCTCTGTCATCTCACGTTTGATAAACAACTTCTTACTATTCACTATCGGCCCCAATGCTGTCTCAAGCCTATCCTCTTTCTTAATGCCTCGAGGTGGCTTAATACCCTTAAACAGTCCGGGCGCAAGACGTCTCTCTTTAACAGAAAGCCTGTCAGCCATGTCTCGAACCATCTCCTGAGCTGCAACAGTCTCAATGGTTACCCTGCGAAGCGGCTGATACTTCTTTGCAATCTCTATAATCTTTTCAGGAATGTCAAAAGTGGGAATCCTCTCACGAAAATACTCAATAACATACCTGTTCTTATCCGCATCAATTCCCAGCACCAGTATAACTTGGTAGTCAGAGGAAGAGGTTGCGGTGTGTGCAACGTCAACCCCGATATAAACATTAATTGGAATGGCGTCATCCTTGGTTACAAGATAAGCAAACCCGTCCTTACCCTCAAAATGCCCAGTATAGTACTGCACCCTGTCAATCTTGAAGGCAGCGTTGGTTATGTCCCTAGCATCGTTAAGATACTCCTGAGAGAACTTGTTTACAAGACCAGCTTCAATAAACTCCTTACGCTTTGCTTCTAGCTTTGCAAGAGGAAATTGAGTCGTCCATATCGACTTTCCGTCCTGTATAGCACGATAGAACGTAACATCCCAAGAATGTGACCTTCCTGCTTCCTGCGCCTCATTAAAACCGTCAAGCACATTCTGAAGAAATGAGTCATAATGGACTATTGTCCCCAGTAACCATATCCATCCCTCATTACCGGGTGTCTCTTCCAGTGCCGGATAGACAGTGGACACAATCCACTTCTTAATCTCGGAACGCCTTTCCGGGGTCTTGGTATTAAGCTCGGACTCAAAGTCGTCAAGCACCACTCCAGTATAACGCCTGTCAATCTCAGCACGACCACGAAGACGCTGTGTGGTTCCCTTGGCTATCAACCTGTCGCCCTTTGAGGTAACAATATCCTTCTCAGTCCATCGGTTCCAACCGAATCCCCGGCAAGGTTGCCAAAATAGTAATGAATGTACTTATTCATCTCAATATGGGTCTTGACGTACTTCAGGTGGTCAATAGCCTGTCCCTGCTCCTCTGCCACCCAAGCGATGAACTGACGCTCCCCTTTAGGTGAAAAACAAATCTTATGAAGGATTGCAGCCTTTGCGAGAACCGACTTGCCAAAGCCACGTGGCAGTATATTACAGACTCTGGCACCGGGCTGGGTAGAAGTAAGCTTCTGTCCTATTGCGTGGTGAAAAGGTGGTGATTCGCTCTTTTTAAGGAAATCACCCGGAAGAAAGGCTCTTCCAAAGAAAAGAAGGTCTTCGTATGCTTTTTGGAGTATATCGCTCTTTTGGGTGAGCGTTATGCTCTCAAGGTCTTTTATCGGCGTTTCTTCTTGTGTCTGTTTAGTTTTTGTTTCTTTTTCCAACGATGTCTCTTAATTTTCCTTCGTCTCTTTTTAAGAACGCTTCCCACGTCATTACGCCTCTGCCTGCTCGACCTCTCCAAAGTTCCCAATCTCAATTATTTCGTTTCTCCAGTTGTAAAGGGTATTGCAAAAAGGACAGTTCCATCCATAGAACTCTCCAAAGAAATCATTAACTGCAATATCACAGTTAACATTCACCGCAGAATCACATGCACGNCATATCGTATCNTAATCAGGCGCAGAAAAGCTAAGTTCCTTAATGATATATTCAGTCTCCGCCCTCTTCAATGGGTTCCTCCATCTTTCCTATCATCTTTGCACCGTCAGAAGATAAGGCAGTAAGCTGCTCAGGTGTGAACCCCTGAAAGACAGTCAACGATTCTGACCGCTTTTCGGAGTTTGGCATCATATCAGAAATCTTGGCAAGCAACTCAAGGCACCTAACCCTTGAACTGGAGGTCTGGTCATCGTCNTTGGCAATACCCCATACCTTCGCAAGTATGTCCTCATGGTTAATTCCTACTTCCTGCAGTGCATCCTTTACTTCTTTTGAAATCAAATTTACTATCCTCTCCTGTCTTAACAAGGACTGAGACGCCGATTGCGCCCATCTCCTCTTATTTGTCGGAAAAGCCTTAATNTAGGCTTCCGTTGGGGTAACCCCCCTTACAACGTACTGTGCGAAAAGAACCTCTCCAGAGGTCGGTTTCCGCTTTGAGGTCTGTATATCGTAAGACGTCTTGTCACGAGAGAAGGAATAAATGTTCTTAGGCGGGTCTCCCGCCATCTTATCCTTCTTTCGGACTGTATAGGTTCCAAGAAGCGTCCTTACGTATTCGACCTTCTGACCCGAATGATTGGTAAAGACTCCCCTTTTAAGCACCTGAAGAACCTTTCCGTCGTCACTCGTAGTCCATTCCTTCGTTTTGGCATTTCGCCAGTCATCAACTATATCCTCGCTGGAGCTAAGCCTAAACTCTTTTTCGTCATCATACACGAAATGCTGTTTATTCTTTATCTTACGAGAATACAAAAAAGCCTCTATCCCGACCGTTCATTACTTTATCACCTTACGCCATACCCTCCTAAGAGGCTTTCCTTCTTTACTAGTCATTAAAATCGTGTATTAACTGTGGAACCTCCAGTATGTCAATAGTTTCCAAAATGCTCTTTATCAATTCTGACCGCACTTCCTTGGCAGCTGGCTCCTCAAGTTCTTTGGCTGCGTCATATTGCCACTTGAATACCTTTAACAGTGATATTGTATCACCAAGGTTAGGTTCTTCCATCTATCTCTTTCCCCCACAAAAACGTCTTTCCGTTCGTAATATCCACCACATCAAGCCTAAAGCTCCCATCTGTCGNCCAATCCACTATTCCNAAGGCATGNCCCCAATTATTACGCCTTCCCTTCATCCACAAGTTAGACTCGCTTGACATCTCTTTCAGGCAACCAAGGCTAAAAGCTGCATGTGTTCCGTCAACGTGAGTAACACTGTGACGCTGAACATCGTGCATATGAGCGTACACTACGTTCTTTCCAAGGTTAAGGGCGTGTTGCTTGGTATGATACCCGGTAGAGTAGTGACCACCGTGATAAAAGTACAATTTCCCGATACGAAGGTATTTTCCATAGGGATGGTACTTATACCCCCTTTCCTGCAGTTGAGCCGCATTTTTGAAGGAATACCTGTCTTTTAGGTAAGGATGCTCCAAAACGAACTGATTTAGCCAATCGTCGTGGTTTCCCTCTATCATATGTCGTTCTTTGCATTTTACCGTATCCAATACCTTATCAAACTGGTCAAGCCCTTCGTTGACCGCTTTAATCTCTTTATCAACCTCGGGAAGCATATATTCCAAGGGAGGACGCTTCCTACGCTTGTACTTCCATCCAGAGACCGATTCCCACTCTCCTATGTCCCCAAGNCAAATAAACACGTCCGGCTTTACAAGCCGAATCGCCTTTAAGGCACAATTGACCGCAGGTTGGTCGTGTAGTGGAAAATGGACGTCAGGAACGACTACGGCTCTTTTTTGTCGCATTCACTCCCTTTTTACTCGATTTCTCATACACCACTACGTTATGAAGCTTTCGAGCGTTCTTTGTCGCAATATCGTCTCTCACAAGGCCAATCTTGATTTTTTCACTTCCTACCTTGTCGACGAACACAATGTGTCTTAATCTGCAATCGCAGCACCACAGATGGAAAAAAGTACCTGCTTTTACGATTACTGGCTCTTTATCTAGGTTTTCAACTTCTATTGACATTTTTGGTCTCCTCTGCCTTGAGCTCCAGTATCTTAGCGGAAAGGTAAATCGAAAGGTCTAACGCTTCCTCAAGAGCATCTTGAAGGCGATACGTNCCGTCAATCGGCATTTCTCTACCAAACTTACGATTTCCCTGATTTAACCGCTTCCGAATAAGAGCCATTACCGATGCATTGTTACTTTTTCTTACGATATGGGATTCCTCCGTCGAAAGCCGGACGAACGGNGCGTCCCCTGCTGCCACTACCGAAGCTTTGTCCCTGCATCTCTTTGATGATGTCGACTGATTTTCGCTCCAAGTCTTTGAATTGTCCATATGTGTACCATCTCCCTGTAATATTAATGAATCTAACGTCTTTTCGTCTCGCCATCTGGTATTCCCGGCATGACTATTGACTTAAAATAGTCACATCCCTCTTCAACAAAACAGTTTTTACCCATATAGTCCTCATTTATCCATAGTTGACCGTTTCTGGCTATCATAACACCAGCACACGCCCCGGCATCTCTTCCTTTGCCGTAGTTTGCACAATGCTTTTTAGCCAAAATCGTTTCTTTTGCCATAACACACCTCTAATATAAGCATAAAAACCACTTATGTCAAGTCAAAATGGTAATTTTATTTGAGACTTAGCCATTTCCAATCTTGAGCGGGCTATGTCGACATACTCCTGATTACACTCAATACCCACGTGTCGTCTGTCAAGCAACTCGGATGCCGCCGAGGTAGTCCCCGAGCCGAGAAAAGGGTCTAGTACGAGGTCTCCTTCTTCCGAAAAGTCCACTATTAGCTTCTCAATTAGCTTTTGGGGCTTAGGGGTAGGGTGTCCGTACTTNTCTTGCCCGGTAGTGAAGGAATAGAAATCTCGCAATCTAAGCCACTTTCTACCCTCACCCCGGAACATGATAAGGGGTTGCCAAAGATTGTAGCCGTAGAGGCTCTTAGAACGCTTATTAGGGGCATACCAGCACGATACCCAGACGTGGTTTTCCTCNCCGAACGCATCAATCGTTGTTTTTATCCTATCTACCCCGTTAAACACCAATACCCAAGCCGTAGGTTTTGCCACCCTCATCACCTCTGTTCCTACCTTGGTGAGCCACTCTACGTATTCTTCCTCACTTTGTCGGTCTGAGTCGTTTCCGTAGTCCTTACCGATATTGTAGGGAGGGTCAGTGACCACCAAGTCAACCGAATCCTCTTCCATCTTTGCAAGCTCTTCCAAGCAATCGCCGTGTATCACCATGCCCTAATATACGAAAGCGGGGAATTGGAAGCAAGGAAGGAGCTAAACAAGGAAAAAGGCTCCGTTCCTATATCTATACTTATCTATCATTGTTATTCATTTATTAACTACTATTATCTATTATCTATTACTATCTATCATCTACTACATATACTATATATATATATACTATATAGGGGCTTGCAAAAAAGCGATTTTCTGTGTAAATTTAGGCCTTCCAAGCAAAAAAGGTTGAAAAACCGAAAAGTACACTTGAAATCGAAAAAATAGGGCTACTGTGGGTGTGTCTCTCTTCCCCCCGTCGACCCCCCCGCTCGGGTATTCGCTCTCGGCACCATTTACGTTAGAAAGCATTAAGCCCAAATATATGACAGATTGGCAGAAATGGTAGCCAAGTTGTAGCCATCCAATATCTTGGATAGGCTCCCGAGAGGTGGGTCAAGATTTAAAAACCCTCTAAGTCCACTAATATAGAGAGATAAAAGCCTTGCCTAATATACTCTATACCACTATACTGTAGTGAAGATTGATTTTTAACATTTAATACGTTTTTTGACAGTTTGGCAGAGTTACCAGAATTGACAGATAGTCTGTCAATCTCACTCTAGCAGTGAGTAATTGATAATATAATCAGTGAGGTAAATCAAATGATTATAGACCTAATAACAGAGGGTAATTCCCTCCAGTTTCTGTTAACCTGTTCTGCTCTTGTAGTCGGTGCTGTCAAAGCCACAAGGCTGTCAGTTGACGACAAGAATGAGACAGTAGACCTTCAGGTTCAGGTTGCTATTGACACAGGTCTAATACAGCCAGATGACTTCGAAGCCATTGACAGCTTCAGGTCTAAAGTCTCAGAGTCAATAGACGCTCAGTATAAGACTAAAGGCACCAGAACCAGTCTGGATGTTGACCCGGCTCTTGCCAGAGCCAGACAGGCTTTCATAGACTCTCTAAAGTCTGATGAAGTTAGGCAGTTGAAATCTGCTTCAGGTGCTCTTCAGACAGGAATCTGGGAGATGTCTGATGGCATCTTCGACTTGGGCATAACCAGACACGAGAAAATGGAAAGAGCTGATGGAAAGTTGGTTCCAGTGCAAAAGGTAACAGAATAGACTCTGCCTGACGTAAAACGGCTGGGGACTTCAAACCCAGCCAAAATTTTGACTCGAATGATGAAACTTGACAATGACAACTAATAACAACATAAGCGGAATTACCAAACATATTGTAGCCAAGCGTATGCCGTCCAAACGTGGATATATGCTAATTGTTGTGACATCAAACAAGATGGCTGACCCGATTATTATTTCCAGCCGTAAGATTTTATATGCTACACTTAAGAGCATAGAACGTAATATGCGTAAGCGTAATATATCAGGAACAATCAAGTTTAACATAGCGGGTAAGGATGTTGTTAGACGCATCGGTGATGTGATAACTACATACAAACGNAAGTTTCTGCCCGATGGTTCGCTCTGNCCTATAATTGACAGGCGACCTAAGAANAATGACTACCCACGATATACTCCAGACGAGATGCAGGTCATAGACAACCCACATCTGGACAGGGTAGAGTATCATTACTACGACTTTCTACATCGTATGCGAGTAGACATACGNAANGAGCCAGAGANAGCTGAAGATGCTTGGAGACTGGCAGAACACTTTGCATCATTAGAGAAAGAAAGATGGTGCGTTTGATTAACATAGTAGCGATAAAGATGGGGACTGGACTCTTCTGAAGGACGCCAATGTGCGGTAAAGTTCAGGAGTGTCTATGTCTCTGTCTATAATAACATAACGAGGTAGTTAAATGAAACAGGAAATGGCTCAACATATATTAACTCTCTGGCTGTCAGGTAAGGTTATTGCCTGTCTTATTTTGCCTGTAATTATTGCATTAATCATAGGGAGAAAAAAAACAAGAGGTACTAAATGA